GGCATCTGTGAGTGTTATTGAGTTTTCACAGACTTTTTAACAGAATAAAGGAGTCACGATGGGTAAACACGTCAAGTTGGGCGTTAAGCAGGTTTTGGTTATTGTCGATGCGGGGCTGGATGCGCTGGATCTGGCAGAGCAGAGCCTGAACCAGGCACTGAAGCTCGCGAACGACATGGTTACGGCCGGCGACGCCCCGGTTCAGTTGCTCCGGGCTATCGATGGGTTGTCCGGCAAGCTTACGGCGGTCAGTGCGGAGCGCCGTGCACGCGACAAGGCGCGCGTCCACACGGCCCGGACGATCCCGCGCGAGGTCGTCGTGGCCTACGTGCGCGAGCTCTCCGAGGAGGAGCGCGCCCGGTTCGTGATGGAAGTGTCGGCGATGGCCGAGGGGAGCGTGATGGGGTGATCCTCTCCGACTACCACTGCACCGATTGCGGCGCGGACTTCGAGGAGATGGTCCACTCGCCCTCGCCCGACGTCACGCCGTGCCGCGTCTGCTTCGCGCCGGCCACCTGGGCGCCGTCGCCGATTCACGGCCGCGTCAAGATCGGCGAGGTCACGCGCGGCACGGTGGACCGTGCCCCGCCCGGCGCGATGGACACGCGCTTGCTCGGCGAGGGGATGCCGATGAGCGAGTGGAAAGCGGGCCGCGACAAGTGGCGGACCGAGGAGCGGCGGAAGATCCTCAAGGAGCAGTTGGCGTGACGCGCCCGACCCGCGAAGCCTACGCGCGCGGTCATGCGGAGCGCGACGGCTTCGAAGTCTCGGTCGGCGTCGAGTGGCGCAGCGAGCCGATCGCGGGGCTTGCGATCTGGGCCTGGGAGCTCGCGTGCGCGGCGGCCGAGTTCGGCGATCACGCGACGTCGGTGCGGCACGTTGAGAGCGTGATCGAGCGCGTCTATCCGGGCCGCGCTTATTTTGCCGAGACCGAGCGAGCCGGCGCGGGCGTCCAGGTATTCCAGCCGTTCGGCCTGCCGAGGAACGCTTGATCGCCATCCGCCCCGCCGCCGAGCATGACGAGAAGTTCGTGATCGCCTCGTGGCTGTCCTCGTGGCGCGCCGCGGACGCCGCCGGGCTGATCCAGGACGAGGATTGGTTCCCGGTCATGTGGCCGCAGATCAAGAAGGCGCTCGCCCGGCCCGACGTGCGCACGCTCGTCGCCTACGAGACGGACGAGGCTGACCACGTGGCGGACCTGTACGGCTTCATCGCGGCCGACACGATCGCAATTACCCCGCTGCTGTACTACTGCTACACGAAGCAGGCATATCGGCGGATGGGCGTCGCGCGGCGCTTGTTCGCGGCGGTCGGGATCGACGCGCACAAGCGGTTTGAGTACGTGTGCAAGGCGCCGCAGCCCGCCGAACTCGTTGCCAAGGCGCCGTTCGCGCGCTGGAACCCCGCGGCCGGCAGACGGCCGAAGAACGACAACAGGAGCACCCGATGAGCACCGAGACGATCGCCCCGAAGAAGCCCGCCGCCGCTGCCGAGAAGCCCGCCCGCGAGGCGACGCAGGCCCGCACGCTATGGTTCAAGCTCCCCACGGACCTGCCGGGCAAGAACAGCGCGGACGCGCTGATGTGCAAGGACGACGCGCCGGGCGCTCGCTGGACCGCAGAGCACCAGCCGTGGCGGCGCGTCTTCGTGGTGAGCTACTTCGCGCCGGGTAGCAAGGTGCCGGAGCGCCGCAACATCATGGAGCACATGGTGTCGGTCTGGTCAGAAGCCTAGCGCGTGTCCGACGAGGACTTCGTCGAGCGGGCCTGCCGCAAGATCATCGCGTCGCTGCACCCGAAACAACGGCAGTTCGCGCTCGACCAGGGCCGGCGCGTCAACGCGCTGGTCGGTCGCGGCGGCGGCAAGACCACGGGCGCACGCGCGCGGCTCGCGATGAAGGCGCTGCGGCTCTACAAGGCCAAGCTCGTTTACGTCGCGACGACGAGGCAGCAGGCGGGCGAGCTGATGTGGTACCCCCTCAAAGATCTGCTCGATAACCTCGGGGTTGCGGCGACGTTCAACGAGACCGAGCGCAAGTGCACGATCGGCCGGACGGGCGCGACCATTCGCCTCGTCGGCGCGGACGACAAGCGCGAGATCGACAAGCTCCGTGGTCAAAGTTTTCACGAGGTGCAGATCGACGAGGCCGCGTCGTACCCGACCGGCCTGCTCGAGGCGCTAATGTTCCGCGTCGTCGGCCCCCGGCTCGGCGACCTCGACGGCTGTATCGTCATGTTCGGCACGCCCGGGCACATCCTGTCGGGACCGTTCTATGACTCGACGCGGCCCGGCTCGGACAGCCACCGTCCGTTTGAGGAGCGGCACCTCCCGGAGTACGACGGCTGGCAGCGCTGGAGCTCGCACAGCTGGACGCTCCAGGACGGCGCGCGATCTATTCCCGCGATGGGCCGGCTGTGGAGCGAGGCGCAGCGTGAGAAAGAAGCGAACGGCTGGAGTGATGATAACCCCATTTGGATGCGCGAGTACCTCGGCCGCTGGGCCGCGGACGACACGTCCGCGATGTTTCGCTATCGGGCGCACGTCGAGGGCGTCGCCTGGAACCAGTGGGATCCAGAGCGGGTCGGGCCGTACAAGATTGCGAGTCTCCCGCCCGGTGACTGGCTGTACGGTTACGGGATGGATCCGGGCACGCGGGATCCGCTGGCGATCAACGTGTTCGCGGTCAACCCGGCCGACCCCGACCGGAAGATCTTCCACGTGTTTGGGTTTGACCGACGCGACATGTACGCGCGGACGATCGCCGAGCTGCTGATCGGCGAGGACGCGATCAAGCAAGTCGCGCGCGGCGACGGTCTGCCCGATTCGATCGGCGGGCTCTACGCCGCCACGGGCTGGCCCGTCGAGGCCCGCGCCGACATCGCCGGCCAGGGCGAGGGGCTGCTCAACGAGCTGGCGAACGTCTACGGCATTCGGTTCCTGCCCGCGCAAAAGCGCGACAAGTTCTCGAACATCGAAGTGGTGAACGGGCAACTCGTCGACGGGAAGCTGATGATCCTGAAGGGCTCGAAGCTCGAGGAGCAGATGACATCGCTCCAGTGGCGCCCCGACGAATACGGCAACCTCCGGGAGGACAAGGGCGCACGGAACGACCACACGGACTCGTGCCTGTACATCGTGCCCGAGCTGCTCAAGTTGTTTGAGGGCCGGCAGGCCGCGCAGCCGACACACCGGGTGCCATCGGCGCGGACGTCGCTGCTCGGTGACGATGCCGAGGTCGATGATCGTGGCGGCGGTGAGTTCTCATCATTGCTCGGAACTGATTCCTATGATGATCTGTGGGGGTAGTGTCTGCGCCACACGATCTATCCCCGGCGGCCTGGCTCGCGCTGATCATCGATCGCGCGCCCGCGTTGCGCGAGGCGGGCGTCCTCGAGATGACGGTCGACGGTGTGTCGATGCGGTTCGCGCCGCACGAGGCCCCGCCGGCCGTGCCCGATGCGCGTGATCGCGTCGAGGAACCCACCGACGCGCTCGACGACGAGCTGACATATGGGCGCCGCCCGGGCTCGGGTGTTCCCGGGTTCCCGCGTCGGCGCCGTGAGGAGATCGACCAGTGAAGCAACCGCATAATCAGCGTGCGTGGTGGAACGTCGAGGAGGGCAGCAAGTACACCGCGATCCTCGACTACGTCTCGACGGTCGAGGCGCAGCAGGCGGACCTGTTCGATCGGTTCGTGAAGCTCGATTCGCTGTATGACCCGAACAACAGCGCGGGTGACGTCCGGCGCGGCCTGGACCAGCTCGGCCTGGTGACCGAGAACGTGATCGCGAGCAACATCGACACGGTCGCGGCGGTCGTCGCGGCGGTCGACGTCCGCGCGCGGTTTATGACCGACGACGGCGATTGGTCCACGCAGCGCACCGCGAAGGGCTTGGAGCTCTACACCGAGGGGCTGTGCAAGCTGCTCAACGTCGGCGCGGCCTGCCGCATGGCGTTCAAGATGGGCGCGGCCTTGAAGGGCACCGGGCTGGTCAAGGTCTTCGCGACCGAGGACGACGAGATCCGCGTCGAGCACGTGCTGATCGACAACATCGTCGTCGACGAGGTCGAGTGCCGCCACGGCGGCAGCCCCAAGCAGCTACACCAGCGGCAGACGTTCGACCGTGACGAGCTGGTCGCCATGTTCCCCGAGTACGAGGACAAGATCCGCGCGGCGCAGCGCGGCATGTCCAGGGACTGGCGATCGTGGGCCGACTACCGGCCGCTCGAGAATAACGAGATCGTGGTGATCGAGTCGTGGCGGCTCGCGTTCGGCAAGATCGGCGGCGCAAGTCACCGCCCCGGGCGCCACACGATCGTGATCGACGGCTGCGACCTACTCGACGAGGAATGGCACAAGCCGGCGTTTCCGTTTGCGGTCATTCGCTGGTCTGAGCGCGCCAATGGCTGGTACGGCATCGGCCTCGCCGAGCGCATCGCGGGCCATCAACGGGCGCTCAACAAACGGAACTGGCAGATCGACCGCCAGCTCGACCAGCTCGCCGTACCCACGACCTACGTGAGCATGGCCGACGCGAACCTGACCACGAAGACCACGAACCGCCTCGGCACGATCGCCGTGATCAAGGGCTCGCCGCCCGTGACGATCATCCCGCAGGCCGTCTCGGGCGAGACGTACAAGTCGCGCGACGATCTCAAGTCCTCGGCCTACGAGGAGTCGGGCGTCTCGCGCATGGCGGCGCAGTCGGTCAAGCCGGCCGGCATCGATAGCGGCGTGGCCATGCGCGAGTACCGCGACCAGACCACGCAGCGGTTCGCGATGCAGGAGAAGGCGTTTGAGCGGTTGTGGCTCGACGTCGTGGTCCTGGTGCTGGATTGCTGCAAGGATCTCGGCAAGGCCGCGCCGGTCATCAGCAAGCGGACCAAGTTCGGCGCCCGCAAGATCAAGTGGTCGGACGTCGACATGCAGGACGTCCTGATCCAGATCGTCGCGGCCTCGACGCTCTCGCGCACGCCGGCCGGTCGCTACCAGCTCGCGCTGGAGTGGGCGCAGGCGGGCGTGATCTCGACGGACGAGTGGCGGCGCATCACCGAGCACCCCGACCTCGACCGCGTGCTCTCGCTCTACACGCAGGGCATCGAGTCGATCGAGAAGGACGTCGAGACGATCGAGGATGGCGACTACGTGACGCCCGAGCCGTTCGCGAACCTCCAGCTCGCCGTCCGCGTCTCGCAGATGGCTTACCTCCGTGATCGCGACCTCGGCGCACCCGAGGAGGTGCTCGAGAGTCTGCGGCAGTACAGCACGCAGGCGGCGGAGCTGTTCTCGCGGGCGGCGGCACCCGCGAACGACAACGCCGCGATGCCGATGGATCCGGGCCAGCCGGTCGCCGCGCTCGCACCCGAGGCCATGAATCTGATGGCGGGTTAGTTGTTGCATGACATCGTGTATCGTGTACACGTAGGAGACGCATGGCTGAACCCACGGCATCGGCGGCAGGCGCGGATCGGGCAACAGTGCTCGCGGAGATGGCGTCGATGACGGTTGATCCCGTCGTCGAGGCCGCGCCCGTCGAGTCGGCGCCCGCCGAGGTTCTCCCTGCCGAGGACGCGCCTGCTGTCGATGCCGTGGAGGATGCCTCTGCCGAGGCTGTCGAGGCTGCGCCGGCCGATGCCGAGACAGGCAAGCGCCTCGCGACCATCAAGGCGCAGGAAAAGCGCCAACGCGAGCAGATCGCCAAGGATCGCACCGACGCCCGAGCCGCGCTCGACGCCGAGCGCAAGCAGTTCGAGCAGGACATCGCCCCGAGGCTCAAGGCCGCGCAGGACTTCGAGGCGCTGGCGAAGCGCGCGAAGTACGACCCGACCGCCGTGCTCGAGCATCTCGGCCTGACCGCCGATGACCTTGAGCTCGCCGCCCGCCACATATACGCCCGCAGCAAGGCCGGACAGGCCGACCCCAAAAACCGCGCCGCTGCCGATCAAGCGATTCGGGAGCGCGAGAGCACGGATCGCATCTCCGCGCACGAGCAGAAGCTCGCCGCTCTCGAGGCGAAACTGACCGCCCGGGACCAGGCGCAGCAATTCGAGTCGCAGCGCGGGCAGTATCTCGACCTGACGATCAAGGCCGTCGCGAACGACAACGCCCCGCTGCTGTCCAAGCTCGCCGCGAAGGCACCCGAGAAGGCCCGCGCCGCGCTGTGGCAGACCGCCGAGCGGCTGTTCGATGAGACCGGCGAGATGCCCGATCACGAGGACGTGATCACCGCGTGGGAATCGCAGCGCCGCGCCGAGCTGGCGGACCTCGGCATCGACGTCGCGACCAGCGCAAGGCCCGCAGCCGCGCCCGTCGTTCGCCCCGGCAAGTCGCTGGGCAACGGCCACGGCGCCGCCCCGGCCAACGGCAACGCGCCCAGGACTCGCCAGGAGGAGCGCGACGACGTGCTCCGCGAGATGGCGCGCGGCATCACTGCCGACTAACTTTTCCCACGACGACGCGACCCGAAGATCAAACCCGACCTGCCGACGAGACGACCGGCGAACAACCGAATTGGTTCGCAGTGCGACCGCTAGCAAGCGGCGCGGAGTCTTGTCATGGCTGCATCAGATCTCACTTCCGTCGCGTACATCGCGAAGCGCGTCTACTCCGATAAGCGTCAGGGCGACCTGGCGATGCGCGATCACCCCGCAATGCGGATGATCAACAAGGAGGGCGGCTTCAACGGCGTCGCCCATTTTTACACCGTCAAGTACGGCAACCCGGCGGCCATCGGCGGCACGTTCGCGTCGGCGCAGTCCGCGGCGGCGTCCTCGAAGGGCGTGCAGTTCCAGGTCTCGCGCAAGACGAAATACGGATTCATCACTCTCAACGGCGAGGCCATCGCGGCCACCGAGGGCAATCAGGGCGCGTTCTACGACCTCGTCACGCTCGAGACCGACGGCGTCCTCGAGGAGATGGGCGACCGGCTCGCGTTCGACCTGTATCGCGAGGGCTACGGCCAGCGCGGCAAGCGCGCGTCGGCGTCAACGAACGTGATCACGCTGTCCAACGCGGACGACGCCCGCAACTTCAAGGTCGGCATGACCGTGATCGCGGACGACACCGCGACCGGCCTGTCGCCGCGCGTCGGCTCGACCACCATTGCGGCGGTCGACGAGGACGCGGGCACCGTCACACTGACCAGCGCAGCGGCGATCACCGCGTTCGCGGATAACGATTTCCTGTTCGCGATCGGCGATCCGGGCACCTGCATGGAGGGCTTCGACTCCTGCACGCCGCTCACCGCGCCGGTCTACCTCTCGGACTCGTTCCGGGGCGTGGATCGCGGCGTCGACACGCGCCGCCTCGCGGGCGTGCGCGTCGACAACACCGCGGGCTCTATCGAGGAGAACGCGGGCCTGACCGCCGTCAAGATCGCCCAGGTCGGCAAGAAAGCCGACCAGCTTTTTTTGAACCCAATAAAATTCTGGGAGGTTGCTCGTCGGCTCGGCGCCAAGGTCGTTTACGACGGCGGCGGAGATAACGCCGACTACGGCTTCGAGTCGATCGCCGTGCACTCGCCGGCGGGCACGCTCAAGTGCTACTCCGACCCCGACTGCCCGACCAACCGTGGGCGCGTGATGTCCTCGAAGGCGCACTACATCAAGCACCTGAAGGGCTTCCCGCACATCATCATGGACGACGGAAACAAGTCGCTGCGCTCGACGAGCGCGGACGACATCGAGATGCGGATCCGCTCGTTCTCGAACTACATCCAGATCGATCCGGGCGCCTTCGGCGTGTTCTCGATCTAGCCATCGATCCGAAGGAAAGGACATCCAATGACTGACGAAGTTCGCAACCTGGGAGTGGTCAGCCGCGCCCTCCCCGGCATCAATCAGGACGGCACGCAGGCGCCGATCCGCGTCGGTCGCTACGGCGACCAGTACGTGCACTCGCTGACGGGCTCGAAGCTCGATGGCCTCGCGAACGAGGGCTCGTACTTCGTCGCGACGAACGCGACGCTCGGCACCGCGCTGACCGGCACCGCCGCGCCCACCGCGTTCAGCGCGACGGTCGCGCTGGTCTCGTTGTTCAACGCGGCGGCGACGGGCGGCAAGCGCATCCACCTCGACTGGCTGCTCCTGTCGCCCAAGGCGGCCGGCACCAGCGGGACGAACTTCTCCTACGCGATGAGCGGCGACCGGACCAACCGCTACAGCAGCGGCGGCACGGCGATCACGCCCGTGAACACGAGCATGGACAGCGACACCACGTCGATCGCGACGATGTACGTCGGCGCGATCACGGCGGCAGCGGCGGGCGCGTCGGTGCGCCGGCTGAACCACGGGGTCCTGCGCACGGTCATCAAGGTGATCGGCGATCAGTACGTGTTCACGTTCGGCAGTTCGATGCCGGCGATGCCGGGGATGCCGCTCGAGGGCACGCTCCAGGCCGCCATCCACACGCCGTGCCCGCCCGTCGTTCTCGGCCCCGGGCAGTCGTTCCTGCTCCACGAGATCGCGGCTGCTCAGACCGTCGCGGCCACGTGGGAGTTCTCTTGCGGCTGGTGGGAGCGCTAGATGGCGCTCGATGCCAGCCCGGTTCGCTCCCCGGTACCGGAGCTGGTCCTGTGCCCGGTGCGGTTCGTCGGCGGATCTGCGGCCGTCACGAAGGTCTACGGCGAGGGCGTGACCGTGACGTATATCAGCGCGGGCATCGTGGATCTGACGTTCTCCGACGCGCAGGGCACGTTCATCGGCCTTGCGGGGGCGCCGGCCTTCGCGGCGACCACGGCGGCGGACGTCAAGGGTCACACGGTCGTGGCGGGCGTCTACAACACGACGACCAACACGCTACGGCTCAACATCACGAACGCGAGCGAGACGCTGCATGATCTCGCCGTGCTCGAGTGGCTGACGGCAACCCTGCTCTTCAAGCGGGTTTCGGTCTAGCGCCATGCCGCGCTCCTTCGCGTTGAGCGTCTTGGTCACCCGCTGTCAGCAGCGGAGCGATCTGGAAAACTCCACTCACATCACGACGGCAGAGTGGAATGTGCTCATCTCGGAGCAGTACGGCGACCTTTTCTCGGTCGTCGCGTCGTCGGGGCTCCGCTATTTCGAGAGCCGCACGACGCTGACGACCACGGGCGCGGCGACGGTCTCCGTCCCGACCGCCCACTACGCGACGATCCGGCTCGACTGGCTGGTCAACGGCACGACCACGGGCGAGCGGCGCGAGCTCGAGGAGCTGATGTCGCCAGAGGAGCCCGGATGGTCTGGGCGGACGGGCTCCAACGCTCGAGCCTTTGCGATCTCGAACGCGCTGGTCTACCTGTACCCGACACCGCCGAGCGGGCAGGCCTACGAGCTGACGTATATCCCGCAGCCGACGACGTACGACGTGGCCTCGACCGGCGCGGAACTGCTCGACCTCGTGACGCCTGACGGCGAGGCGTTCCTGATCTACGGCGTGATGGTCAAGGCGCTCGCCAAGTCGGAAACGGACGTCCGCCTTGCGATGGCGGAGCGCGAGGCGGCGCGGGCGCGGTTGCTCGAGTGGGCGACGCTGCGGGCGTTCACCCAGCCTCGCCGCCGGATCGTCTCCGATTTTGACGGCGGCAACGGCGGCGGCGGGTGGGATCCTGGCAACTGGATCAACCGATGAGCCTGCGCGCGATCATCACGCCGCGACTGCCCGAGCCGCAGGCCGAAGAGGCGCGGCGCGTGCTGGTCGAGTCGGTGCGCGAGCTCCAGGCGCTGCCGGCCTCGTCGCTGACGGTCATCCCGAGCGTGGAGCTCGCAGACGGCGCGCTCGTGTCCGTCGCGCACAAGATCGGCCGGGCGCCGCTATTCGTCGCGTGCTCGGCACCTCGCGGCCCGGCTGCGGCGGGCTACATCGAGGAGGTCCGCGACGGCACGGACCGAAAGCGCGTCGTGGTGCTGCGCGCCACGGGCTACGGGGCGACCGTCACCGTCGACGTGGTGGCGCTGTGAACGGGCTCGACTGGCAGACCATCCAGATCCCGATCGCGGCGGGGCTGGCGCAGAAGCAAAACGACCAGGCGATGAATCCGCCGAACCTGACCCGCGCGCTCGACGTCCAGTTCGACGACGTCGGCAGCGTGGAGCCGCGCCCGAGTTATTTCGGCTTGGGTACGGTCGCGGCGGCTGCCAACGGCAACATCTTCGGCGGCGGCACCATCTCGACGGGCCGGCGGCTCGTCACGAATGGTGACGAGCTGCTCCTGTTCGACAAAGACACGATCTATAGCTGGAACGCGCAGAACGCCGTGTGGGTCAGCCGCGGCACGCACCTCGCCGCCGAGATCGCCGAGGGCTCGCGGTTTGTCACCACGGACGACCAGATCGCCGCGGACCGCGCCGAGCTCGGCGGCGTCGTGTTTTTTTCGTGGCACAAGGTCGTGGCGGGCAACACGACGGGCTACGTCGCGGCGGTCGACAAGATCACGGGCTCGGTGCTGATGTCGCCCTACGAGCTCGCGGGCTTCCAGCGGATCCGGCTGACGGCGCTGACGACCAAGGTAATGCTGTCGTTTTTCGACGGCATCAACGGGGTCTATTGCTACGCCCTCGACCCGGCCAGCCCGACCACCGCGCTCGGCGGCGCCTCGACCACCGTGCAGACCGGCACGGGCGCCACGGTTTACTTCGACGTCACCAAGGTCCCCGGCGCGGATCAGGCTGTGTTTGGCATCCGGCGCGCGGTCACGACGTCCTACGACGTCGTCACCATGACGGCTGGTTTGACCGCGGCGCGCCTGAACAAGGGCCGGACCTGCGACGGGCCGATCGCCGTTTCCTGTCCACCGACCGGCACGCACGTGCAGATCGTCCGGGCTAGTGGGATTAACGTGCAAGGAGATTTCATTCTCCTGTCGACGCTTGCCGACGTCTACACGGCGCAGGCGATCGGCACGGGCGCCGCGTTTAACCAGATCGCGGCGGCGCATCGCTCGGTCACGGACTCCAGCGTCTACCGCTGTTACGTGTTTTGGTCGGCCGCCGAGGACGATGACGATTCCGACTGGCAGAGCCGAACCAACTGGGTCAGCACAGGCAACACGCTGGGCACGGAGGCGACCTTTGTTCGCCGGCTCGGCATCGCCTCGCGTGCGTTCGACCATGACGGGCGTGTGTTCGTGTGGGCCGTCTTCGCCGGTGCGTCCTTTTTGCCTGGCGTGGCCGGGCTGCGCGCGCAGCTCCAGAACACGTATTTTCTCTATCGCGACGATGCGTTCCTGACGGCCAAGGCGGCGCGGTTCAACGCGGGCGGGTTCTCGGCGCTGACCGGGCACCTTCCTGGCGTCCAGTCGCTCGGCTCGGGTGTCTACGCACACGCGGGCATCGAGCGGCGGATTATCCAGATCGGTGAGAACCAGTCCGGCTATGGCGCGCGGGCTCCGCGCGAGGTCAAGGTCACGTTTGACTCGGACGCGGCCCGCCGATGTGTGCGCCACGGGCAGACGCTCTACGTCACGGGCGGCGAGCTGCTCCAGTACGACGGCGTTCGGCTGACTGAGGCGGGCTTCCACCTGTATCCGCACTTCTTCGAGGCCGGCGGCGTGGGAGTGGGGAGCCTGGTTGACGGTTCGTACACATTCAAGGTTACGTGGCGATGGGACAACGCCACTGGCGAGATCGACCGATCGACAACCGCAACGAACGAAACCGTCACGCTTTCAGGCGGACCAAGAGGCGTAACGATCAGCAGGTGGATCCCGCTGTACGTGACGCACAAGACGGACAACGAGCTGGCGATCGAGGTCTGGCGCACCGCCGTCAACCCGACCGACGACGCGCCGTTCTACCTCGTCACCTCCAAAGACCCGGCGGCGCTGACGAACCCGAATCGCTACGTTCCGAACCTGCGCTCGGCATCGGCCCCGGCGTCGTTCCTCGACGGGTTTGTGGACAGCGACGCGACGACCAAGGAGAGCAGCCCCGAGAACTACGGCGTCCTCGAGAACCTCGCCCCGCCGGCCTGTACGATCATCGCGGCCAACGCCGATCGGCTGTTCATCGCGGGCGTTGCGGGCGATCCGCATCGGATCTGGTACAGCAAGCTCCGCGAAGAAGGCCAGGTCGCCGCGTTCAACGACGCGCTGACCGTCACCGTCCCGCCCGGGAACGGCGCGATCACCGCGCTGGCGTTCCTGAACGACACGCTGATCGCGTTCAAGGAGACCGCGATCTACGCCCTCAGCGGCGACGGCTATAACAACCTCGGGCAGGGCATCAACTACGGCCCCGCGCGCGTGCTGTCCGTCGATGTCGGGGCGACCGACTACGACTCGGTCGCCCTGTGCGACAAGGGCCTGATCTTCAAGTCGCGCAAGGGCTGGTACGTCCTCAACCGGGGCTGGACGGTCGATTACATCGGCGGGGGCGTCAGTGATTACGACGACGAGACGGTCAACGCGGTCCACGTCATCGAGGGCCAGCACCAGATCCGGTGTGTGACTCAGGTCGGGGTGGTAGTTCCGCACGTGACCCCCGGCGACCCTCCGAGCTCGGTCACGGGTCGCGTATTGCTGTACGACACGCTCGTAAACCAGTGGGCCGAATGGTCCATCGAGGGCGTCCACGCCGCGGTCTGGAACGGGACGCACTGCTACCTGACGGAGATCGGCGCGCTGTCGGACGCGGGGGTATTCTACCAGACCGACACGACCAGCTACGACATCGAGACAGGCTGGATCAAGCCGGCCGATCTACAGGGCTACGTGCGGATCCGGGCGATCAACATCCTCGGCATCTACGGCACACCGCAACGCATCCGCGTGAGGCTTGCGCGGGATTACCAGATCACGTACTTCGATGATCGGAACTGGACAGTAAACGGGTCGACCACCGGCGACCCAGTCCAGGTCCGCGTCCAGCCTCCGATCCAGCAAGTCCAGGCGATCAAGGTGCGGATCACGATGGTGTTCCCTACCGTGCCGGGGAACGCCTACGCCTTTGCGCCGATGACGCTGACCGGCATCGGGCTCGAGGTCGGAATCAAGCGCGGCCTCTACCGCCGTATGCCAGCCGCGCAGCGGCAGTAGGAGACAACCGTGAACATCCTCGGAAAATTGTACAAAGCTGGCAATGCGCTCAACAAGTACAACCCCTTCAACAAGGACAGCCCACTCAACCCCGGCAATCTGACCGAAGAGTCAGACTCGACAAAAAAGCAGCGCGCCGACCTCGACGAGACGGGCCTCGCCTCAAACCAGTTTGCCGAATACAACCAGGGCGGCTATCAGGCGCTGACCGGCGAGGCTGCGGCGCAGCGCGACGCGCTCCGGCGGCAGGCGTTGGGACAGGACTCGTTGTCGAGTGAGCAGCTCCGACAGGGCCTCCAGCAGAACCTCGCGTCCCAGCGGTCCATGGCGGCCGGTGCCTCGCCGCAGAACTCGGCGATGGCGGCGCGCAATGCCGCGATGAACATGGGCCGAGCCGCCTCGGGCATGTCGGGCGCGGCTGCAACGGCCGGCATCCAGGAGCGGCAGGCCGCACAGAACGCGCTGTCGCAGATGATCCTGCAGCAGCGCGGGCAGGATCTCCAGGGTGCGCTGGGCTCGCGGCAGACCGCCGTGGGCGCGTACGGCGGCATCAAGCCCGAGGGCACGAAGCTCGACCAGTACGCGCCCTTGATCAAGGCGGGCGGCGACGTTGCGGCGGCCATCTCGGACGAGCGCGCTAAGACCGGCGTGCAGCCGGCCGACGGTCGCGCCCGTAGCATCCTCGACGGACTCAAGGCGTACACCTACCGCTACAAGGACGCATCAAACGGCGCCGGCCCGCAGGTCGGCGTGATGGCGCAGGACATGGAGCGCGCCGGCCTCGGCCACGCGGTCCGCGACACGCCGAACGGCAAAATGGTTGACGCGGGCAAGGCTGCGACCTCGTCGCTCGCGCTGACGGCTGCGCTCGCCGAGCGCGTGAAGAAGCTCGAAGGGCGCGGCAAGTAGTGGCGACCCCGTTCGGCCCCGAGCTGGAGTTCCCGCCGGACGATTTTTCGAGCGTGACGCCCGCCGAGCTCGCGGCGGCGAGCGCCGAGATGCAGGCCGAGGACGGCGAGATCCAGTTTCCCGAGGCCACGTTCGACGACGTGACGCCTGAGGCGCTCGCGGCAGCACGCGCCGAGATCGCCGCCGAAGCCGGAACGCCCGAGGACTACCGCGGCGACCCGTTCGCGGCGCTCCGCTCGCCCTCGCCCGAGCAGCCCTACATCGGCTTTCCGACGAACCCCGACGAGGCACCCGCGGAGGCCACGCCCGCCGCGCTCGATCTGCCTGCGGAGCCCGACGCGATCACGGGCGCCGGGGGCGTCCCGCTTGCGCCGATGGCGCCCGGCCTCGGCATCCCCGAGGCCATGTTCCAAGCCGCGATGCGCGGCGTCCCGATGGAGACGCAGGGCACGCCGGAGCTCCCGGCTGAGTACCTGACGAACCAGGAAGCCGGCCAGGCGTTCGCGCGGCTGACGCCCGAGCAGCAACTGAATCAGCAGCTTGACCTCGAGCAGCGCCGCAGCGACATGCAGCGCACCGCGCTTGCGAGGGCGTCCAAGGCCGACGCGGAGGAGGCCGAGCGCGACGAGCGCGATTGGCGCACCTCGCGCGAAACGTCCCGCCGCGACATCGAGCAGATCGACGCCGAAGCCAAGGCCGAAGCAGGCCGCGAGATCGACATCAACCGGGGATGGGCCAACGCATCCACCGGCACCAAGATCGCCGGCATCTTTTCGGCGTTTGCGGGCGGACTGGTCGCGCACAAATACGGCGGAAAAAACAGCGGCCTCGAGATGATCGACAACCTGATCAGCCGCGACATCGACGCGCAGAAATTCAACAAGTCTCAGCGCGTAAACGACCTGACTCGGCGCGGCGCGTCGGCGCGCGACCGCCTGGCGATGGCGGGCGACGACTTCCGCGAGGAGACGCGGCTCCGGCTGACGTCCTACGATCGCGTCCTCGGGCAGATCGCCAGCGACGCGCAGAACTTTGACCCGCGCGGCACGCAGGCGATCCGCTACGGGCAGGCGTACCAGGATCTGGCGGCCAAGCGCGCACAGACTGCGGCCGACGCGCAGAGGCGCATCGCGGACCAGTACAAGGAGCAGCTCGACTTCGCCGGCAAGGAGCTCGACCTCCAGAAGAAGCAGGCCGAACTCGCCAAGGCGCAGCGGGCCGCGATGGGCGGCGGCGGTGGCGGTTCGGGCGTGTCTGGCAAGCTCACGCCGGACCAGTGGGCCGCGCAGTACGGCGAGGCCGGGCGGCCACCGTCGGCGATGGACGCGAAGGAATACAAGGAGTGGGTCGTCACGGGCGGCAAGATCGCGACCCGCGCCAGCGCGCAGGCTGAGGCCGAGACGAAGAACCGCGAGAACTCGCCCGAGTGGATCGCCGGCGAGCTCGGCGCCGGTGACCTCGTCAACGAGGACGGCAAGCCGGTCCTGTTCCGTGACGCGACCTCGGCCGGACGCATCGCCAAGAAGCGCGGCGCCGTGGACACGGCTGCGCGCCTGATCGACCAGATCACGGCGGCTCGCGAGAAGTACGGTTGGTCGTCGTCGCTGATCAAGAGCAAGGAGTACCAGGACGCCCTCGCGGACATGGGCGCCTTGATCGTCGCGCAGAAGAACGACGCCGAACTAGGCGCGCTCGCTGCGGCCGACATGGTCCTGATCGAGAAAATGCTCGGCACCACGGACCCGACCGAGGCGCGCGATCCGACCCCGGGCCTCAAGCGCGCGCGGTTCAACTCGATCAATTCACTCAACGAGGTCATCCGGTCGGAGGCCCGCCCCGGCCAGAAGCCGAAGCGCTACGACATCAAGGCGCCGAACTACGAGAAGCCCAAGGAGACCGAGGAGGACCGCATCCTCGCACGCGGTCTGTCCAGCGATGTCAGCTCCGCGCTGGCGTTCGCCAAGGACACCGAGAACGTCGAGCCCTCCAAGCGCAAGGCCGCGCCCAAGAGCGAGAACGAGCTGCTCGAAGCGCTCAAGGCATCGGGCGGCATCCCGCCGACCATCCGCGCGCAGCTCGACAAATGGGAGGCCGAGGCACGCAGCGGCGATGAGAAGACCTCCGAGAAGGCCCGCGCCTACCTGATCGAGTGGTCCGAGCGGGGCGGCAGCCCGCAGATTCGCGGCGCGGCCGAGACAGCCCTGTTTGCCGCCAATCAGGGCGGGGTGGACTGATGCCGCCTGTCAGGATGATCGACCAGGACGGCGACGCACACGTCGTTCCTGAGGCCGACGTCAAGATGCTCGCGGACCAGCGTGGCTGGACCGTCGAGGGCATCGAGGGTCAGGTCAACCGCGTCGCCAACGCGCAGCGCGAGGACGAGTACGGCGGCGTCGTGGGCGGCGCTGTCGCCACTGGCCTCGGCGCGCTCCGCGGTGTCTCGGCGGGCGGCACCGACGCGCTCGCCGCACTGATCGGCGAGGCCGATACCGTCCGCAACTACCGCGAGGTCAACCCGGGCCTGTCGACCGTCGGCGAGATCGGCGGCGCGGTCGGCGGCATGTTCCTCGGCAACACGCCGGCCGGTGCCATCGCGAAGCTCGGCACCAAGGTCGGCGCGAAGGGCACCGTGGGCGCGGTCGTCAAGGGCGGGCTGGTCGAGGGCGGGCTGACCGGCCTCGGCACGGGCATCTCTCAAGTCTCTCTACAGGAGGGGCCGCTCAAGCTCGAGCAGGCCGTGTCGGTCCTCTCGAGCAACATGCTCTACGGCGCAGCCATCGGCGGCGGCGCGAACCTCGCCGGCAAGGTTCTCGAGAAGGGCATCGTCCGGGCCAAGGGCGCGCTCGACGAGTTCGCCGCGGCTCGCAGCGCGGCGCCCGATGTTGCGGATGACCTGGCCGGGCTGGACGTCAAGCAGCTTGCCGAGCGCGAGCTCGGCGAGAAGGCGCGGCTCGTGGGCGATCAGCAGGCGCTGCGGCAGACCCTGCCAGATCGCGTCTCGACGTACCAGCGCGAGTTCCAAGAGGCGAACCCGTGGCTCGTGATCAACGAGGGCGAGGCGTCCAAGCTGCTCACGAAGTCCAAGGGCACGCTGCGCACCCAGCTCGACACCCCGGCGGGCATCGCCGAGGCGCCGCGGCCCACGTTGCAGGCCCTCCGCGCGCAGGAGACGGCGCTCCAGCGCACGCTCGCCGACGTCGACGGAATCACGGCAAAGCTCGCGGCGGCGGACGCCAAGGTCGCCAAGGAGATCACCGAGAAGGTCGCCGCACTCACCGACGACGCGGCCGGCGCCACGCTGTCTGGCGCGGGCGCCAAGCGTTACCGGGCCTGGGCGGACGTCAAGGGCACGGGCGTCGTCGAGATCCCGCGCGGCAAGGCCGCCGATTTCATCGACGCCATCTCGAGCGGCAAGGTGGCGGGCGACACCAAGGCCGCGTTCGATCGGCTGCCGGCCATGCTCGAGCGGAACCAGGCTCTCCAGGCCGACATCCTGCGGGCCACCTCGCCCAAGAGCGAGCTCGCCTCGCCGCTCCTCGACCAGCTCAAGATCGCCAAGGATGCCGCAACGGCCGGTCGCGGCCCCAAGAGCCTCGGCGAGCAGATGGCGGGCGGCGCGGCCTACAACACGACGGCCGGGCTCGTCTCGGCCATCCCCGTGATCGGCCCGTTCCTCGCGCCGTTCGTCGGCGCCAAGGCCGCGGGCCTCGTCGGCGAGCAGGTCTTTGGTCGCCTCGGCAAGGCGACCACCGAGGCTGCCGCGCGCACGTCCAAAGCCGTCGACGCCTTCCTCGACGTCACGAAGCGCATCACGCCCGTTGTGCCTGTGCTCGCCTCCAAGGTGCTCGGCGCGGTCCGCTATGCGCCCGAGCGGGAGACGCGCTCCGAGCCCGCACAGGGCAAGCCATCGCTCGCCACGTCGTTCAAGGCCCGCTCCGAGGAGATCCGCTCGCAGACCGCGTACGCGCCGGACGGCTCGACCGTCATGCGCCCGCAGGCCCGGCAGGCGATGGCCGCGCAGCTTGCGCCGATCCGCGCGGCGAGTCCGATCATGGCAGACCGCATGGAGACGTTGGCCGCGCGCCGGCTGGAGTTCCTCGCGTCCAAGCTGCCCCGGCGCGCAGACCTCGGGACCTTGCAGACCGGCCCGGACCGCTACCAGCCGAGCGACCTCGAGATGCGCACCTTCGCCCGCTACGCAGCCGGCGTGGAAGATCCGGGCGGCATCGAGGAGCGGCTCGCGGCGGGCCAGATCACCCCGGAGGACGCCCAGGTCATGCGCGAGGTCTACCCCGAGCGGCTCGCGGAGATCACGCGGCAGATCGTCGAGCAACTGCCAACCCTGCGCCAGACCCTCCCGTATCCGCGCCGACTGGCGCTGTCGATCCTGACCGGCGTGGCTGTCGATGCCGCGATGCATCCGCGCGTGCTCGCCGTGTTGCAGAGTCAGTACGCGAGCGAAGAGGGCAGCGCGGGCGGCACGCAGGCACCGCGAGCACAAGCGCAATTCGGATCTGTCAAGAGCACGGACAAGGCCACACCCGCGCAGGAACGCGCCAGTTAGGAGCATGACGATGAGCAGCCTGAAAAACGACAAAAACCTCTCCGCGTTCGACGGCGCGGGCGTTGAATCCGTCCCGGCGCCGACCACGGGCCTCGTGACGCTCGGCGTGGATGACTACTACTTCGAGATCCCGATCACCGCAGAAGGCGGGCTCCAGTCCGTGCACATCCTGACCGGCGCGCTCATCGCGGGCACGTTCACGGTCGAGACGACCAATTTCCCGCAGGCCGGTCCGGCGGGCGCGGTTTCGTCATGGGACGAGACCAGCGGGAATTGGGTCAAGGAGGACCCGACCTCGGCGCAGGTTTCCAGCGTCGGCACGGGCTGGACCTGGACCTACCTGACCGGCCTTAAAACGGCCGGTGTGGGCGCGGCGATGATCCACCTCGGCAACCTCGGCGCGCGTCGCTGCCGGATCAAGGCGGCGATCACCACGGGCGGGACGGTTCGCGTCGTGCCGCATGGGAAGGAGTAGGGCGTGATCGTCGGCGTCTCCGCAGGGCTGACGGTCGGTCCGCGGGTCGGTCCGGTGCCGCCGAGCGGCGTCGCGCTGCCATACGCGACGGACCCGGCGAGCGGCAAGGCCGCGCCCGCGAGCTCGGCCGAGTGGACAGCGTTCATCGCGGCCGAGTCGCTCACTATCTCCGCGCCGAACTACCTGCATCTTTGCCAGGAGGCGAGCGGCAACCTGGCCGACACGATCGGCGGGCTAACCCTGACGGCGGGCGGGTCGCCGGCCTATCAGCAGGCCGTGACCGGCTGGTCGCGCACGGGCGTGCGAGGAGACGGCGTCACTGCCTCGCAACGGTTCCGGTCGGCGACGGCGCCGGATCCCTCGACGACGTCAATGGCTATTTTTTGCTACGTCGCGGTCGGCACGCTGTCCGCCTCCGTTCAGGCGCTGTTCGGTGTCGGGGCGATTAGCGACACCGGAGCATCCGCGTACCTCAACATCTCCCCCGCTGTCGGTCGCCTGCGGTACCGCGAGTCGGCCAACATCACCGACACCGGCACCGGCACCGACTACCAATCCCGCGTCACGCCGGTGCTGCTGCTGATCGACCACACGGGCACGCGCGCCCGGATCTATACCGACGTCGAGAAGCTCTCTCCGACCTACGGGCTCCCGTCGGCGACCACCGCCTACACGCTCGGGGCGGACTCGGGCACCTGGGCGCCATCGACGATCCTCTACTCGTGCGGGTGGTCCGGTGCTGCCGCCGAGGCCGTCACCGACGCGCAGGCCAAGGCGCTGTTCGAGGGCCTCGGTTACACAATCCCGTGGATCTGACCGTCCATGAACATTGAAGAGTTCGCCCGGACCCTCGGCCTCCCCGGCCTCGTCGTCCTCGTCTGGTACCTGCTCGAGGTCCGGCGCTCCAAGGTCGAGGAGGCCAAGGTCATCGCGATGGGCGAGGGCTTCAAGGCGCTGTCAGCGCAGATCGCCGCGCACCAGCGGGCCGATCTCGAGTCGCACGCGGAAATGTCGACCGCGCTCGCGCGCATCGAGAAGGGCCAGGACATCGCGCAGGCCCGCGCGGATCTGAACGGCATCGGCCAGAAAAGCGGAGGACGCTGATGGAGATCTTGAAGTCAAAGAAGTTCCTGACCGGCCTCGCCGCGTCGATCATCAACCTGATCGCGCTCGCGCTCGGGTTCCCGATCGAGGTCGCCATGCTCGCGAGCTCGCCGCTGGCCGCGTCGCTCGCCGCGCAGGGCGTCGTCGACGTGCGCAGGGCCGGCCCGTCGGCGGGATCGGTCGCGTCCATCCTGCTCGCGGTCGGGCTGGTCGCAGGCGCGGCGACCAGTGCCGGGTGCGGCTCGCTCCAGCGCGGCGGGGCCGCGGCGATCGACTGCCTCGCCCCGAGCACGGCCCGGCTCGCCGCCGAACTGACCGGCGTGGTGGGCGACGTGCTGCGCGCCGCGACGGACCATACCGGCCACGTCGACTGGCAGACCTTGCGCGCTGCGGTCCAGACGTTCCGCTCCGACGCGCCCCGGTGCGCGTTCCGCGCGGCGATCACCGCGGCGATGCAGCCTCGCTCGAGCGGCGGCGTGCAGTCGTCCGGCCTCGAGTGGTCGCCTGATGATCTGCGGGCCGGGTTTGCGGCGATCAATCACGACCTGTTCGGGTCGCGACTGGCCCCGCTGTGAGGGGCCTGCTGATCGGCGGCGCGCTGCACGAGGTGCCCGGCGTCG